TGCCCGCGTTCTATTCTGTCACCTGTTTGACGCAGAACAGCAGACAGGTGCGCCATACCGTAAATGATTCCGCTGTCGCCCTGAAATTGCATCTGTGTTCCACCGGCACCTCCAGACCAGGAGCGGATAACTTTACCGCTCTCCGGTGCATTAATGACTGTACCTACAGGCATGGCCAAATCTATACCATTGTGGTAAGTGGAAGCCCCAGCTTTAGGTGAATGTCTGTGGCCAAACCCAGAGGTGACCCTCGTCATACCATTGGTCAAAGCCTGATATGCTAGTTCTGAACCCTTGTTTGTCACATTTTTAATAGCATCCAGAGTTTTCTGAGCGCGGGCTTTATCCTCAACGGAACCTTTACTTTTCAGAAAATTCTCAGCTTCTATTTGTTTCTGGCGCAGTTTACGGGTGTACTCAGACTGGCTAATTTCATCCAGTGCACGCGCATTGTCCATAAAGGCTTTTACCAGAGAATCTGAGACACTTCCCTTTGCAGCCAGTTCTTTCTGCATCTGGTCACGCAGTGACTTCTGTGTATCCTGTAAAGCAGTCTTTTCCAGATTACCTAAGTCTGAATTGTAAGTAGGCAAAGGTCTGGAAGACGCCGGATTTAATACAGGTGGGTTTTCAATCAGATTCTTAGACTGACGAACTTCAAGTGAAGTTTTACGTTCTCCGGCCAGTTTCGCCTCAGCCTGTGACAGTAACGAGGTTAAAGCAGGTAAAGCATCCTTAGTTATGTGAGCATTACTGCTAGACAGAAGATTACGTTTGCCTGGGTTAGGGTCAAGTGCCTGAGCATAAATATCAGCAATACTCTCAGAACCCCTTTTCACACCGTAAGGGGTCTGATTTTTGTAAGCACTTATTGAAGCCAGATTTTCAGCACCGATTTTCAGGTTTTGCAGGTAAATGGCTGTCCGTTGAGGGTCTAGTTCGATCTGCTCTTTAAGTTCTTTTAAACCGGCAGGAGTGAGTAATTTATTTAATCTCTCCCGTAATTCATCTTCTGTAAATGTAGAAGATGTCAGAGCATTAGCCTGATTTGCCGGCATACCCTGAGATACGAGAAGTTTAAATTTCTTATCTTCTGGGTTTAACAGGTGCTGAAAGTCTTTATTGTTTACGAATTCTAAACGGTCATGAGCTTCTGATCTTTTTCCGTCAGTTAAGCTGCTGAGAAGACTTTGAGTTTTTACAGCTTCTGCCTGAATTTCCTGCATATGCTGCATAGCCATCGCAGTGCGCTTCGACATCAAGTTCATTTCAAGCGTATACAGGTCGTTCACCAGATTACTTCTAATATGGGCAGATTGAGTATCTAATTCATTTTTATGCTGAGTAGCCTGGTCAAACCGTGTCAGCTCTTCTTGTATTAATGTCCGTTTACGGTCAAGCAACAAGGTTTCCTGCTCTATCCGGTATGCAGAGCTTTGACTTGCTGCTGAGTTTATCTGACCAAGGGAATCTTGTACTGCTGCATCAATCTTCTGACGATTCTTTTCAAAAGCCTGAATTGTAGTTTCAGCTTCCAGAGCATATTGCTGGAAGTTTGACTTATAGCCTAAACCTAATTTCTGATCTAAACGAAGACCGGCACCAGTTGTATTAAATTTCTCCAATACATCGGTTTTAACCGCAGCTAAACTGGAATCCAGAGTTTTAATTTCACTGGATAAATCAATTACAGCCTTTTTGGATAAAACCATGTACGCAGCAAAACCACCTACAGCTAATGCAGACCAGCCAACGGGTCCCATTGCGGTAAACAACCCGGTAACAGTTGTTTTAAGAGCAGCTAATGTTCCGGTAGTTCCTGCCAGCGTGGTTGCTGTACCAGCCTGAATAGCTGCAAATGTCTGTGTAGCTAGAGAAGCACTTTTGTAGGCAGATGAAACTAAGCCAACGGCCGTTGATACCAGACCAAGTCCGCCTACCCAGTTCATAAACGATACAGTAGCGGCGGCTGCGGCAATACCTGTAAGTAACGGAGCAACCGGAGTTAAAACCTTAACGGTATTTACAACCGTGTCGGCCAGTTTCAGGAATCCCGATGTAAGACCTGTAATAATCTGACGAACATTGCCATCGTTAGCAAAGTTCGAAAGCGAAGACATCAAACCCTTAAAATCACCTTGGGTGTTCTGTCCGATTGAGGCAAAGGTGTTTTCCCATGAGTTCTTCATTTTCAGGAAAGAACCCTGAGCAGTATCACCCAGTCGAGCAGCCTGCGTCGTGGTGTAACCCATGTTTTCACCCGCACGGGCAATCTGGTTATGCAATTTAGTAAATTCATCTCCAGATTGAGACAGCAAAATGTTGGCTGTCTTCAAACCCCGCTCGTTGAATATGGCTTTTAACCACTGCTGTTGCTGCTGATCAGTTAATCCGCGCAATTTGGATTGTAGCTCAGCAACCACCTGACTGAACGGTTTTACCATTCCGTTCACATCATAAATTGACAGACCTAACTGATTAAGAGCTTTAGTAGATTTCGCTGTACGTCCTGAAAGGTCACTTAGAAAATTCTTCAGAGATGTACCGGCTGCGGAACCTTCAATATTATATTTAGCCAGAATAGCCAGCGCAGCAGAAGTATCTGTAACCGATAAGCCAAAACGGGCAGCCTCAGAGGACGCTTGCTTTAATGCTTCAGTCATCTTCCCTACGGAAGTCTGAGAAACGTTCGCTGCCATTGCAGCCTGGTCAGCAGCCTCCTGCAAAGCATGCGCATTTAAAGACCCGTCTTCATTATTCAGATGAAATGCTGAACGCAAACCTGCCAGGAACTTAGCAGAATCTTCATCGGACAGGTCACCAGCTACAAGAGCCAGATTAAGTGTGGCAGGTATTGCCTTAAAAGCGTCAGATGCCGAAAGACCTGCCTGTGTCAGAACTTTTAAAGCCTGTGCAATCTGAATTGGTCCCTGAACCAACCGTTGGGAACCCATATCCAGAATTTTTTGAGACAGCTCTGCTACTTTAGCACTACCAGCCTCGGCAGCCACACCTACCTGTTCCATCTGCCAGCCAAAGTCTTTACCTACAGTTAAAGACTTAAATACTGTAGAGGCTCCGGCAAGACCGGCTGCCATTGGGAGTAAAGAACCCCAACTCAACCATATTTGATTAACACCCGCGGCCATACCTCGCCACACCTGATGCAGGTCACGCGAAGACACCATCACATTGCGAATTTCCCCGTTTATCTGTCGCCAGCGTAATAATGCAGATTCGCCGGAATCAATTGCCTTGTTGATAGTAGGCATACTTGCTTCAGATGCTGCATAGGCACCGTAACGGGACTTATAAACACGCTGTTCTGCGGACTTTAAAGGTGAGGCTGGTAAAGCACTGATACGCAGATACTCATTACGCATTTCACGCAAATAGTGAAGCTGTGCTTCTAATTGTGCAGCCTGTCTGCTATTACTTATAGATGCAGCCTGTGCAATAGCTAGTCGCTGTTCCAGTTGCTGATTCAGATTGCGACTGACATTCTGCTGTTTAACCAGTACATCTAAAGTCCGCCCTTCTGCCTGAGCCAGTAATTGCGCAGCTCGTACATCTCCGCTCGCCAGTGCTTTACTAATACTCTGCTGTGAAGCAGCCGTAGCAGCAGCCGAACCGTAGTTTCTACGATATTCCCTAAAAGCCGAAGACCTCTCAGCTCCTTTAGGCATGGCCTGAATGCGACTATATTCGGTGCTTATCGCCCGAAGCACATCTAGGTGTTTACCTAGCTGAGCTGCATTAAGCTTATTGAGTTCTGTCTCTGAACGTAAGACTTTGACACGTTCTCTTACCTGATCATTTAAAAGCTGATTTCTATTATTTTGACGAGTCAGGGAGTCTAAGGATTTGGAGGTGTCTACCTTCTGAATCTGATTAAGAGATCGACGGATTCGGTCTAAGTCAGCAAGAAAATCCTTACTTTGCAGATGCGTGGCTGCATCACTGCCGAACATATTTTTGAACGCAGTAAAAATCCCTGAGTCCTTACGAAGATGGTCGACGACAGAATTAAAATCCTCTGCCTGTTTAGCCAGCTTTTGCAATTGATTCCGGGTAAACTCATGACCCTTATTCAATTTATTCAGGTCAGACAGGTAACGGTCAAAGTTATTATTCTTAAGAAGATTAGTCAGAAAGTTACGAGCTTCGGGTTCTACTTCTCTCAGAGCTTTTTTAATATTTTTTAGAGACTCTGCTGTTGCAAGTGAGTGACTGGCTAGCGTCTGTGATAGGTTTCTGGAAGCCTGAACCATTCCTGCCGTGCTTTTACGCATCTGCGCATCGACATTGCGGAATTCCTGATTAAAGTGTTCTAAACCCTGAGTATTTTGACCTAAATTTGTAAGAGCTTGGTTTAATTTAACTATTTGTGCTAATAGCTCTGCCAAACCTTCACTACTAAAATCTAATTCGTATTTCTCTTCCATTAACTCTCAGACATCGCATTTGAAGACCTAATTTTACCATTTTTCGTTCTTTTTGTTTCGTTTTTATATACAAATTGAACGCAAAAAATTACAATACTACTTCTCTTAATTAACGCTGTGAAACTATGTCAAATCTAAAAGTAACTAAACGTAATGGTAATTTGGAAGATTATAATGAAAGTAAGATTGACGATGTCTTAAAATGGGCAGTAATAAGCTGCTCTGAAAAAAAGGATAACCAGAACTATATACAGCTTGAAGTTCCGGATATTATCCGTGAAATTAAAGCAAATGCACATATTCAACTTTACAATGGTATCTCTACCGATGATATCCACTTACTACTCATTAAATCCGCAGCCGATTTAATTTCAGAAAAACAACCGGAGATGCAGTACATCGCTGCCCGATTAGCTTTATTTAGAATTAGGAAACTGGCATTTGGTGATTTTTTTCCGCCTGAGTTATATACACATATCACTAATCTAACTGAACTGGGCTTATATGATAGTCAGATTTTAAAAGATTACAGCAGAGAAGAAATTGAAAATCTCGATGACCTTATTGATCATGACTATGATATGACTTTTGCTTATGCCGGAATTAAACAGTTAGAAGGCAAATATTTGGTACAGAATCGGACAACTGGGAAAATTTATGAGTCACCTCAGTTTCTGTTCATGCTTGTAGCAATGTGTTTGTTCAGAAAAGAGTCAGCAGATGTCCGTCTAGGCTATGTGAAATTTTTCTATCAGTTTTTAGCCATGTCTTTCATATCTCTCCCCACCCCCATTATGGCAGGGTTACGTACCCCAACTCGTCAGTTTGCATCTTGTGTTCTGGTTGATTGTGATGACAGCCTCGACAGCATTAATACTACTTCTAATACAATTGTAAAATATATATCACAGCGCGCAGGCATTGGCATTAATGCTGGTCGAATTCGCGCACTGGGCAGTGCAATTCGTGGCGGTGAAGCCAAGCATACAGGCTGTATTCCATTTTATAAGATGTTTCAGGCAGCCGTTAAATCCTGCTCACAAGGTGGTGTCCGTGGGGGAGCTGCCACAGTATATTTCCCGTTATGGCATCTGGAAGTAGAAAATCTGCTGGTACTGAAAAACAACCGTGGGGTTGAAGAGAACCGCGTACGGCATCTTGACTACGGTGTACAAATTAATCGCCTGCTGTATACCCGTTTAATTGAAAACGGAAAAATCACATTGTTTTCGCCTTCTGATGTCCCGGGATTATATGATGCATTTTTTGCTGACCAAACGGAATTTGAGCGATTGTATACTCTTTATGAGGCTGATGAATCTATTCGTAAAAAAACTGTACCGGCAAAAGATTTATTCTCCCTTTTAATGCAGGAACGGGCTAGTACCGGACGTATCTATATTCAGAATGTAGATCACTGCAACACACACAGTGCTTTTAATCCTAAGAGAGCTCCAATTTATCAGTCTAATCTCTGTGCTGAAATTACTTTACCCACTCGTCCGGGAGAAAGCCTCGAAAACCCTGAAAAGCTGGGTGAAGTTGCACTCTGTACACTTGCCGCAATTAACCTTGAAAAATTTATTAAAATAGATTTTGAAACACAAAGTTTAAATGACGAAGGTATTGCTACTTCATTTGGTATGGTTTTATTTTTATTAGTGCGGGCTTTAGATAATTTACTGGACTATCAGGATTATCCAACCGAAGCTGCGAGACAGGCAACCTTAGCCCGTCGTCCACTGGGTATCGGCGTCATTAATTTTGCAACGTATCTGGCCGCTAACGGCCTGAAATATGATAGTCCGGAAGCAGTTCGTAAAACTCACCAATTATTTGAAGCAATCCAGTATATGTTATTAATTATCTCTATTGATTTAGCTAGAGAACGCGGAAAATGCAGTAGTTTTGAAGATACTTCCTATGCTCAAGGATTACTTCCGATTGATACCTATAAAACAGATATAGACGAATTTTGCTCAACTCCGTTAATTCAGGATTGGGAAGACTTACGAATCGCCATTCAAAAATACGGCTTACGTAACTCTACACTTACTGCACTTATGCCCTCAGAAACTTCCAGTCAGGTCTCTAATGCTACTAATGGTATTGAACCTCCACGCGGACTTATCACTGTTAAAGCTTCAAAAGACGGGATATTAAAGCAGGTAGTTCCACATATTAACCGACTGGCCAGAGACTACACATTGGCTTGGGATATGGAATCTAATGAGGGCTATCTAAAATTGGTCGGCGTGATGCAAAAATTTGTGGATCAGTCTATTTCTGCTAACACTTATTATGACCCAGCAAAATATGAGAACGCTAAAGTTCCTATGAAAGTACTGCTGAGAGATTTGCTGACTGCTTATAAATACGGAGTTAAAACCTTGTACTACCACAATACCCGAGACGGGTCTGACGATACTCAGGATTCATTGACAGACAGTGGTTGTGACAGTGGTGCTTGTAAAATTTAAGTTCATGAGGTCGCAAGACCTCAAGGAGTATTTGTGACTTTTTCTATATTTAATCGGAATCATAATAATCAGTTACAGGAACCTATGTTCTTTGGGCAATCTGTAAATGTGGCTCGCTATGACCAGCAGAAATACCTGTTTCTGGAAAAATTAACTGAAAAACAGTTGTCTTTCTTCTGGAGACCGGAAGAAATTGATGTATCCAGAGACCGTTCAGATTTTGCCAATCTTCCTGAACATGAAAAACACATCTTTATCAGTAATCTGAAATATCAGATTCTTCTGGATTCTATTCAGGGGCGAAGCCCGAGCATAGCTTTTTTACCCATATGCTCTTTACCTGAACTGGAGACCTGGGTAACCACTTGGACATTTTCCGAAACCATACACTCAAGAAGCTACACACATATTATCCGGAATATCTTTACCGACCCGTCGGTAGTCTTCAATGACATCATGGACAATAAGCATATTCTGGCCCGCGCTGATGAGGTGGCGGTCTACTACGATGATTTGATAGCCGCTACCCAAGACTGGATTCAGAGAGGTACTGATATTGTACCTACTATGAAAAAACTATATCTGTGCCTGATGTGTGTCAATGTACTGGAAGCAATCCGCTTTTATGTTTCATTTGCATGCTCCTTTGCTTTTGCAGAGCGCGAACTGATGGAAGGCAATGCAAAAATCATCAAACTGATTGCCCGTGATGAAGCTTTACACCTCACAGGTACCCAGCAGATGTTGAATAACTTGCGTAACGGCTCAGAGGGTGAGTTATGGAAGCAGGTTGCTAATGAGTGTCAGCAGGAGTCAGTAGATATATTTCAACGAGCTGTTCAACAGGAAATAGACTGGGCGGAGTATCTGTTCAAAGATGGCTCTATGATTGGGCTGAATAAAACTATCCTGACTGAATACATTAAATTTATATCTGGTCAGAGAATGCAGGCTGTAGGTTTACCTAATCTGTATAGGATTAAACA